CTGCGGTCCCGGTACACCATCGGGTCCGACGTGTCGTACGCGCAGATGGTGCACGACGGGACCCGGCCGCACATCATCCGACCCAAGCGTGCCCAGGCGCTCCGGTTCCGGATCGGCGGCCGGGTCGTGTTCGCCAAGGTGGTGCACCATCCGGGCACCCGGCCCCGGCCATTCCTGGACAAGGCGCTGCGAGAGGTCTCGGCCTCCCGGGGTTACTCGTTCCGGCAGGAGTGACCGTGGATACTGGACGCATGGACACCAAGACTTTTCAGGCGGAGTTCCGGGGCCGGAGCATGGAACTCAAGCGCCTCACCGACGGGCAACTGGGCATTCTCATCTCGCTTCGGGGGGCCGACGACAAGACGGCGGCCGGGAACGTCCGGCACGTCATGATGATCATCGAGTCGCGCATGAGCTCCGACGACTGGACCTGGATGCAGGACCAAATCGCCATGGGCGATGTCGGACTCCAGGACCTGGTGGCGATCCTCGCCGGGCCTGACGACTCGGAGACCCCCGACGCCCCGGCCATGCCCGACCTGTCCGAGGACGCGGAAGAGATCGCCATGGCAGAGGCCGCCCTGGCGAAGCTGCGCGCCAGGGCGGCGGCGAAGTGAAGCGGGGCCTCTCGCCCTTCCACAAGGGACCCATGCCCGTGTCGGTTGGAGGCCGCCGGTTCACCGTGCCGTTCCGGAACGCCGCCGATTGGACCGTGGCCATGGAGACGGCGAGCGGCCCCTACGACTGCCTGCTGTACCTGCTGGAATGGCGCGACCGGGATCAACTCCTGGACGGGCTCGCGTTCGGCACGGTCGACGCGTCCGATCTGCACAGCGCCTCCCACCGCCTCACCGAGGAGTGCTCCCCGTACCGGTGGTGGGAGACGTACCGGCTGCTGATGGTCGCCACCCGGCCCACCGTCCTCGGGCGCACCGTGGTCAAGGGCATGGACCCGTACTCCCTGACCGTGGCTCAGTGGTGCTCCGGGATTTTCTCCCTGCTCACCGAGCACCTGGACGACTCGGGCCGGTTCAAGTTTGAAGCACAGCTTGCCGACCCGCCGGACGGCGTCGATGACGGGGACGACTGGGCGTACCAGGACTTCGAGCAGATGGTTGCGCAGGCGCGCGCCATGCCGGGACAGGGGTAGCACATGGCGTCACAGGCTGAGGTAGATCTGGTCGTCAACGCGTCCCGGACCCTTCCCGAACTGGAACGGGACCTGGACCGAGTAGTCGCCGCCGCCCAACGGGGCATGGACGATGTCGACATCGCGGCCACCCTGGACACGTCCGCCACCGTCAACAACATGATCCGGGACCTGAACCGGGCCATCGCGCTGGCGGAGGCGGGCGCCTCGGACCTGGACATCACGGCGTTGATTGATGAGAGGGACACGCTCAACGCCCTGCGGCTCAACCTGGACGACATCGCTGACGCGGCGTCCCGGCCGGGGTTCGCGGAGCCGGTCACCATCCAGTCCGTGTTCAACACCCGTACCGCCCTGCGGCAGGTGCGGGAAGGGCTCGACGACGTGGCGGCCAGGGCCGGGGCGGTCGATGTCCGGTTCCGGGTCGACACGGACATCGACGACGACGCGATCACCCGGTTCGTGCGCCGTCTCGGCGACGCGGACGGCCCTCTGCGTCGTCTCGGTACGGGCATGCTGTCCGCCGCCGGCTCGGCCGGGCGCCTGGCCGGCGGCCTCGGTCTCGTCACGGCTGCGGCCGGGGCGGCGCTGCCTGTGCTGACCGGGGTCGTCACAGCGGCGGAACAGCTCGCCCCGGCCGCAGCCGTCGCCACCACGGGCATCCTGGCGCTGCAACTGGCCACGGGGGCGGCCCGGCTGGGCATGGTCGGCTTCCAGGAAGCCGTGGAGGCGGCGTTCGACCCGGACACCAAGCCGGAGGAGCTGCAAGAGGCCCTGGACCGGCTCGCCCCGTCGGCGCGCAAGGCGGTCCAGGAGCTGCGCCGGATGCGGCCCGCGTTCGAGGATCTGCGCCTGGGTGTCCAGCAGCGGTTGTTCCGGGATTCGGCCGGGGCGATCGAGGTGCTGTCCGACACGGTACTTCCCCGGCTGCGGACGGCGCTGAACGACTCGGCCACGTCCCTGAACCGGATGGGCGTCGGGGTGGTTCAGGCAGCGGCCCGGCTGTCCACGTCGGGCACTCTGGGCACGGCGCTCAAGGGGGCGACGGACGGGCTGCGGGACCTGGTGGACATCCCCGGCCAGGCCGTGACGGCGTTCGGCCGCCTGGCCGCCGCAGCCGCCCCGGCGTTCAACCGGATCACCGACGCGGTGGCCGGGGTGGCGGACCGGGTGTCGGAGGACCTGGGCCGGGCGTTCGAGTCGGGTGCGCTGGAAGACGCGATCAACAACGCCGTGTCCTCGGTGGCGCAGCTCGGCCGGGTGTTCTCCAACGTGTTCGCCGGGATCGGCAACATCTTCAGCGGGCTGCAAGCGGACGGCCAGGGCCTGTTCGGGGTGCTGGAAGACATCACTGGTGCGTTCGCCAAGGTGACGGCGACCAAGGAGTTCCAGGGGGCGCTGCGGGAACTGTCCCAGACCATGTCCCTGGTGGGCTCGACGGCGGCTCCGCTGTTCGCCTCCGCCATCAAGATCATCGGCCAGGTGATCCGGGAACTCGGCCCTCCGGCGCGCGATCTGGTGCGTGTCCTGGGGGATGCGCTGAAGAAGGTCCTGGATGCGCTCGGCCCCGTGCTGGTCGAGCTCGCTGATGCTTTCGGGAAGCTCGTCGTCGCCGCTCTGCCGATCATCACCCTCTTTGGTGACCTGATCGCTGCTCTTCTGCCCGCCCTCACCCCTCTTTTCAAGGCGCTGGGAGACATTTTCGTTGAGCTGACCCCCTTCATCGAACAGGTCGCCAAAAATTTGGGTGACGTACTCGTCCCCATTTTGGAAGCACTTCCGCCGATCATGGAAATGCTTCTGCCTCCGTTTGTCCAACTGGCGCAGGTGATCTTCCCTCTGCTGACGGACATTTTGAAGCAGATCGGCCCTGACCTGCGGTCTCTCTCCGAAGCATTCGCCGAATTGCTGGTCGCCGTGACCCCGATCGTGGCCAAGGTGCTCGAATTGGTAGTCGCCCTGGTGGCCGAATTGGCGCCCGTGATCGTCCCTGTCATCGGTGCCGGAATCAAGGTACTGACCACAATTCTACGCGGGTTCGCATTCTTGCTGACCGACTTCACCATCCCGAGCATCAAGGTGCTCATCGCCCTGTTCAAGGGCGATTTCAAGGGAGCGGCGGACCTGGCACTCCAGACCGCCCAGAACCTCAAGGCCAAGGTGGTCGAGAACTTCGGCGGACTCGTCATCGGCGTGCGAGACGCCCTCAACCGCTACGTTTTCGAACTCCGTCAGAAAGCCCTGGACGGGGCGCTGCAATTCGTCCAGGGGATTCAGCGGATGGTCAACGACGCAGCCGCCAAGGTGCGCGCCATCCCGGGTAAGATCCGCGACAGCTTCGGGGACACGGCGCGCGTCCTCTTCAGCGCCGGAGCGGACATCATCCAGGGCCTGATCAACGGCATCCAGTCCAAGATCGGAGCTCTGGCGTCCGCCGCCGCCAACGCGGCGAACTCGGTCACCGGAAAGATTAAGGGCCTGCTGGGGATCCACTCCCCCTCCATCGTCATGGAGGGGGTCGGTGACGACACCATGCAGGGCTTCATCAACGGCATCGTCGACTCCATCCCTGCCCTTCAGCAGGCCATCGGCCAGGTCGCCGCCATCATCCCCGGCGCCACGTCCACTACTACGGCCCAGCTCGCCGGGGTGCCGTCGCTCGGGGCCGTACAGCCGATCATCACCGTCAGCATCGGCAACGAGGCCGTGGACCGGTACGTGACCACGAGGGTGGAGCAGGTGACCAACCGCAACTTCCGGACACTCGCCCAGGGGGTGCGCCGCTGATGGCGATCCAGGACAGTTACATGATCATCACGGTGTCGTTCGCAGGCGGCGGCGTCGACACGGCCTACACGCTCGGCCGCTCCACCGTTGGTCCGGCCGGGCCGTTCGTCATCCTCGGGGAGAACCTGCCGCTCCTCGGCGAGCGAGCTGTGTTCGTCGACACCACCGCCCCGCTGGGCGTCCCCCTCTACTACACGGGGTTCGGCAAGGAGACCGGCTCCGCCTTCAACGTCGTGCTCGGGCCCATTGAGGCGACCACGTCGGCGTGGCTGAAGGACCCGCTACGCCCCTGGGCGGACATCGAACTCGACTTCTGCGATACCACGGCCGGCCACTCGTCCGGCTGCACCACCCCCGACCCCGCATTCATCTGGGGCGGTCTCGGTGACCAGAAGTGGAACGACGACGCGGGCCTGTTCACCGTGCTGGACTCCGAGGCCCCGGCCGACGTGTGGGCCCGGCGCAAGTTCGCCGACGGCACGATGCGGTTCTTCACCCGCACCCTGGACGCGATCGACCGCGTCTACGACCTCTTCACCGCTGGCGGCCCGCTGCTGCTACAGCTTCCGCCGGAGTACGGGTGGCACGACCGGTTCATCCAGCCGGGCCAGGTCACCCAGGAGTACGGGTCGCGCGACCAGCGGCGCCCCCTGCGGTCCTGGACGGTGCCGTTCACCGTGGTCGACAGGCCACTCGGCCCGGCGCAGGGCACCGCGTGCGCGAACTGGTGCGCCGTGCAGGAGTCGTTCTCCACCTTCGGGGATATGACAGCCACCGGCATGACGTGGCTCGATCTGCTTGAGGGCGACGTCCTCTGCCCGCCCGGGGCCGTGGACGGATTCGGCATCGGCCCGTTCGGCGACGGGCCGTTCGGAGACGGAGGATAGACACCATGGCATTCACCCCCATCCCCATCGGGTCGCTCGCATGGGGCGCCCCCGTGAACTCCGCACTGGCGGGCCAGGACACGCGCATCACCGCGCTGGAAGCGGGCGCCGCCGGGGACACGGCGAACGCCCCGGGCCCGGCCGATCAGGGCTGGATCACCTGGAACTACGACCCGGTACACGCACAGTCCGGCGTCGCGGTGACCTCCGGCACCGTGTACATGATGAAGATTCACCTGCGGGAGGCGGCCACCGTCTCCTCGGTGTCCGCCGTAGTCTCCACGGGCGGGACCGGGCTCACGGCCGGGCAGTGCTTTGCCGGACTGTACGACTCCACGGGCACCCAGCTCGCGGTGACGGCCGACCAGTCCGGGAACTGGGCGAACGTCGCCCACCACATGATGACGCTCACCGCCCCCGTGAACGCGGCAGCCGGGGCCTACTACATCGCCCTCCTGGCCAACGGCACCACAGGCCCGGCGTTCATCCGCTCCGGGTCGCCGTACACCATCGCCATGAACGCGAACACCACGCTCACCACGGCCCGCTGGACGACCGGCCCGACGGCGCAGACCTCCCTGCCCGCGTCCATCACCCTCGGGTCCCGGGCCTTCACCTCCAACTCCTACTGGGGGGCGGTCGCCTAGTGCTCCCCTCCGGGCCCTCGTACAAGTCCGTGCTGCACGGGCCGCACCACCGTGCCGCGTTCGTGGACGTCTACGACATCGACGGGAACGTGCGCGCGCTCGGTGTGCCGCTGCACGACGGCTCCGTGCAGGCGAACCTGACCAACCGGGTCACGCGGACGGCCACGTTCACCCCGGGCCCGGTCAACCTCAACGACTGGTGGCCCCGCTCCGTGGACGATCCGCTGTCCCCGTACCGAGCCGTGGTCCGCGTCTTCGCCGGGACCCGGTACGGCAACGGGGAGACCGAAGTGTTCCCCGTCTTCACCGGCCGCGTCTACGACGCCTCCCGGGGGACCGACGGACGCCCCCAGTTCCGCTGTGACGACCTGGCCGCAGACGTCGTGGCCGCCCGGTTCGAGCAGCCCCGGGTCGCCCGTCGGACCACAATCCTGGCGGAGGTACGGCAGCTCATCAGCGAGGCCGTCCCACAGGCCGTGTTCGGGCCCGACACCGTGCAGGACGCGGCCACGCCCGTGCTCACCTGGGACGAGGACCGGGGCCAGGCTCTCGACGACCTGACCGAGGCACTGGGATCGCGCTGGTACACCCAGGGGGACGGGGCGTTCCTCGTACGGCCCTTCACCTACGCCCCCTCCGCCCCCGTGCAGACCCTGATCGACGGACCCGGCGGGCTCATGCTCGACGCCCAGGTGTCCATCACCCGGGACGCCGTGGCCAACTCGGTCGTCGTCGTGTCCGAGCGCATGGACGGAACCGACCCCGTGCGCATCGTCGCCCGGGACAACACCCCGTCCAGCCCGACCCGCTACGGAGGGCCGTTCGGCCGGGTCGTGCAGGTCATCAAGGTCCAGACCCCGTTGTCGACCCTGGAAGCGCAGACCCTGGCACGCACCCAGTTGGCGGCGGCCACCGCGCTGACCGAGCAGTGGTCCGCAGACGTCGTCCCCGACTACACCCTCGAACCCGGGGACACTGTCCGACTCGGCTACCGTGGACTCCAAAGCGATCAGGTAATCGACTCGATCACCTACCCGCTCCTGACCGGGGCGCCCATGCGGCTCGGGACCCGGTCAGCCATACCCGAGCCCGTGCAGACGTGAGGGGACGCGCATGCCACTGACCGAGGACTGGGCACTCCCGTACCCGGAGTGCGACCCGCCCCTGCGGAAGGACGCGGCAGACATCGCACAGGTCCGGGACCTGGCCGTCGCGATGAACGACCACGTGCAGGATCTGTACGACACCATGTCCGACATCCTGCTGCGCCCCGCAGCGTGCCGCATGCAGACCAACGCACTTCAGGCCGGGACCGGCACGACGATCCGCCCCTTCTACGACGTGCAGAACTTTGACAACACCCCGGGCGTGGTCATGGCCGACACGGTGAACGGGCTGATCCGCATCCCGTGGCCCGGCTGGTGGCTGGTCGGGGCGTGGTGGCAGTCGAACTCGGCCGTGTACCAGGGGTACCGGGTCCGGTTCCTTCGGAACGGTGCGGCGGCCACGTCACCGGCCGGGCCGTCCAACATCATCAACGCCAACAACGCGTACATGTCCCAGTCACAGACTCTGCGGTACGACGCGGCCGGCACGCTGAGCACCGAGATGATCGCCACGTCGTCGACTACGTGGTCGGTCACCTCCCGCATCTGGGCACTCCAGTTGGCACGGTTCTGATGACCAACATCAGCGCGGTGACGATCGCCGCACAGGACGGCCCGTGGGCGCAGGTCCGCACCGGCACGGTGGCCACGGCCAACGCCAACAGCGCCATCGTCGTGGTCGGAGGGACGTCGTTCTCCGCGTCCTTCATCAGCCCGTACAGCCCGCAGCCCGGTCATCTGGTGTCCGTGATCCGGCAGGATGCCACGTGGATCATCCTCGGCAGGATCGCCGGGACCGGGGAGAACGCGATCACCAACGGGTCGTTCGAGGACGACGCCGACGGGGACGCCCCGTCCGGGTGGACGCAGTATGACATCACCGGAGCGTCCGATGTCGCTGTGATCACTTCCCCGATTGCGGTGACCGGCACCAAGGTGCTGTCCGTCATCCCTCCGACGCTCGCCGTCGCGGAGAGCTACGTCTATTCGTCCCCCGTGCCGGTCGGGGTCGGCTCCTCGTGGACGCTGTCCGCCTACGCCGGAGCGACCGTGGGCGACAACGACCCCGTGCCGGTGGACGCCTCCCTGTACGCCCTGTGGTTCGCCGCGTCGACCGATCTGTACCCGACGACGTCCTCCCCGGACACACTCGTGTCCCAGGTCCTGGACATCCCCGTCGCCCCGCCGATGACGCCGCTGTCCGGCACCGTCACCGCACCCGTGTCCGGGTTCATGCGCCTGGCACTCCGCTCCACTGTCCAGGACACCACGGGTCTGGTGTGGGATTTCGCTGTCGTGAGAGAGAGTTCCTGATGCCACAGAACACCAGCCGTGGGTACACCTACCCGCTGTACACAGACCCGATGGATCCGGCTCCGCAGTTGCAGGATCTGGCCACCGACGTCGACACCGACATGCAGGCCCTGGCGGACCTGATCGCCGCCGCCCGGGACCGCCCGTCGGTCCGCATCACTGGCGGTGCGACCCCGGACCAGTCGATCGCCCCGAACACGGACACGCTCGCCACGTTCTCCACCGAGCAGTTCGACAACGACAACATGGCCGACATCGCCACCAACAACACCCGTATCCAGCTCAACCAGTCCGGCATCTACCTGATCACCGGCCGCATCAGCTTCCAGGGCACCGGCGGCACGGGCGCGGTCGCATCGCTGCGCATGAACTCGACCGGCGGCGTGTCCGCCACCCCGGGGCAGATCTCCATGGTCATGGACGACACCCAGCAAACCCAGCTCACCGTGGAACAACTGCACCGCGTGGCCGCCACCCTTCCGGACAACATCACGCTCACGGTGCGCCACTCCTTCACCAGCAACGTTCTGCTCGCCGCCCGCTCGCTCACCGCCACCAAGGTCAGCGCGCTACTCTCGGGAACATGACGACACCCGAGAACGACCCCGGCGCCGGCTCTCCCGACCTGGGGGACAACCCGCCCGAGGAGCCCGGAACCCCGGGCCCGACCGACGTCCCGCCCATCTTCAAGGGTGAGGAACAGGATCCGACACCCGGAGGCTGACCCATGCCGGCGAGCACACCGAACCGGGGGTACCCGTACCCGCTCCCGGCGGACTACACGAACTTCCGGGCGGACATGCCCCGGGCCATCCGGAATCTGGCACAGGCGTGGGACGACGACCTCACCGCGGTCGACGACCTGATCTACCCCCGGCCCACGTTCAGGATCTCCTCCAACCAGATTCAGACCGTGCCCGTCCAGCTCGTTCCGCAGTTCCGGGTCACGTTCGACAGCGTGGACCTGAACCAGTCCGACGCGATCGACACGAGCTCGCTGGATTTCGACCGGATCACGGAGGTCACTCCGTCGTCCGCCGGATTCTGGTACCTGACCGCCGCCGTGGTCTATGGCCGGCCGGTCGGCACGCCGCCCGTGGTGGATGAGATCTCACTGTCGATCATGTCCGGCAGCACCGTGATCGTGCGGCGCAACGTCCACGCCATGACGACCGAGAACGAGCCCCGGACTCTGGCCGTCGGCACGGGCATATTCCTGGACGGGACGACCCCGATCAGCGTGGAGGTGTTCGTGAACGTCATCGGGACGCTGCGCACCTACTCCGTGTACGACCGCAGCTTCACCGGCTTCCGGATGACGGGAGGGTGACCGTGTCCGGGAAGTTCCTCCGGGACGCCGCAGAACGCGTCGTGGCGTCGTTCGCGGGCGGCATGGTCGCCGTGGTCGGGGCCGTGGGCGTCGACCTCACAGACGGCCGTGTGTGGCTCGGCGGGGCCCTGGCGGGCGCCGTGTCGGTCCTCAAGTGCCTGGCCGCTCTCCGATCCGGGAACCCCGACACCGCCGGATTCTGAGCAGCAGAACGCCCCGGGACCGAAGGAGAGGCGGTCCCGGGGCGTTCTCTTCGGGAGGGCCCTGCGCCAACAGGGGTGCATCCCGGAATCAGAAGGCCCCGTCCCCCAGGAGAGTGGGACGGGGCCTTCACCAGCGGTCAGCCGACCGGAGCAACCGCCGGGTCAGGGGGTCAGAACGGGGGCTCTTCGGCTCCGTTCTCGAACGGGTTGTCGTCCTCCGACTCGTTCAGGAAGCTGGACGCGGCCTCTGCGTTCTGCGCCGCCGGGGTCCACGTGGCCCGGTAGTTGTGCGCCGCCTGGCGCTTCTTGTCCTGGGACGGGACGTCCGCGATGCGCTCCACCCGGATGAACGCACCCTCTTCCAGCTTGCCCGACGCATCCTTGAGGGCGCGCGCGATGGCCGACTGAAGGTACGCCTTCACGTACAAGGTGCGCTTGCCGTCGTCGTCCGTGAGCACCTTGTGGGCGTTCCCCAGACCCTCCCACGTCTCGCCGGTCGGCTTGCCCTGGATCTCCATGATGAGCTGCATCACGGGCCGGGACCGGTCGGTGGCGACCGACTCCATCACCCGGCGCTTGCCCTCCCAGTACAGGGGCTCGCTCGTGTCGTAGTCGGTCTGCTGCGCCATGCGCCAGTTGAGGACGGTGCCCTCAACCACGTAGCCGACCTTCGGCCACTTGGCTGCCGTGGACGATCCGGTGAGGAACGCTGCCGCTGCTTCGTCGCTGAACGGGTCCTTCGCCATATTCCTTGATCCTTTTCTCGTGAGTTCGTTTTGTGAGGCCGGCCGGGTTGCCCGGAGAGGTTCCGGCCGGCCTCGGTGTCCGTTTGCTTTCGGTCCGGGATGGACTTCCCTGAGCAGGGGCTTGCACGAAATTCGCCCGTGGTCCTGACCAACCCTTGCGACTGGATAAGGGGGAGCCCTCCGGGGCCATGCCTATCAGGTCGTCGTGCGGGTTGTCCTCCGAGACGGATCCGAACCGTCACTTCCCGCCTATGCGCCGGGCGCTCTGCCATTTGAGCTATCGGAAGTTGCCCTACCTCTCGTTAGCAGATCGGGAGGTCTGGCCGGAGAGGGCGGATACGGGGGTTGTCCCCGCCCTCTCCGTTCTTACTGGTGTCGATCCTAGGCCCCACTCGGGACCATGTCAACAGTGGACATCAGTTCTTGCAGAGAGCCCGGCGGGCGATGTCCACGAGAGCCCGCAGCCGCACTTCTTCCACGCCGGCGTTCTTCGCCCTCCGCCACAGGGCGGCCGCCATCTCACCGGACCGAACCGCCGAGAACTCCTCTTCCCAGCTCACCGACCGGACGGGAACGGGGGTGGCCCACAGTTCCGGCTTGGGCTTGTTGGCGCGCGCCTCGCGCACCAGGCCGCACAGCTTCGCCTGCCGCTTCCCGCGCTTCAAGTCGGTCATCAGGAGACGGCACCGGCCGGCCTCGGGGCCCTGGACGGGAAGCCACATCACGACGCCCATATCCTCCCGGACGTGGCACTTCGGCGCCTCCCAGTAGTCCAGTGAGCCGTCAGCCGCGTCGCCTCGGACGTACGTCCCGAACCGGTTGTACCCGGTCGCGTAGACGTACTCCTGGCACTCGATCTCATCCCATCCGTACGACATGGTCTTGCCGGTCTTCAGGTCCCCCATGAAGTAGCTGTCGGACGCCGGGTGGTGCAGAACGCGGTCGAACTTGCCCGCCACCCCGCCGTACTTCGGGAAGAAGATCGTCTGCTCGATCAGGTCCGGGACGACCTGCAACCCGGCTTCTTCCAGGGCTTCCAGGTACGAGAGAACGTGTCCCTGGTAGGCCGCCGGAACGTCGGTCAGGTTGATCTCACCCCGGTCGATCTTCTCCGTCAGGGCGTGGATCGCCGTGCCGATGGACGCCGAGACCTTCGCCCCGGCCGCGTCCTCCAACTGCTCAACCAGGGCGGCCAACTGCGCCTTGTCTGCGGCCACGTCCAGCCCGTGCGCCTTGAGCACCAGGTCCGGCCGCAGCGACGCCCCCACCAGGACGTTGCGCTTGCCCCAGTCGGTCAGCGCGGTGCGGTCGGACGCCGCCTTGTTGAACGTCGTCGTCCGCGTGATGCCCTTGACGTTGCCGTTCTTCCACCGGCGGAACTCGCCTGTCTCCGGATCCTTGATCAGGTACCCGTACCGGTCCGTCTCCGGCCGGGCAGGGGCCGAGTCCGGCTCCGGGATTTCCACGCCGCCGGTCAGGAAGTCCATGGCAGCGTCCAGCGCCGTGGACGGCTCCTGTTGCGCCGGGATACGCACGTTGGCCGCCGTCGGCCGCTCCCAGTTCTTCGGTTCCTCGGAGCCCTCACACCCGTCGCAGCAGGCCGGCTCGGCCGGGTCGTCCTGGCCGCACCACTTCTCGCACTCCCAGCCGCCATTCCCGTCGGCCCGGATCATGTCGCCCTCTTCAAACCCGTTCCCGCAGCCCTCACAGATTCCGGGGAACTGGGCCCCGAACCACGGGCCCTTGTCCGACCCCCCGACGGCGGTCGTGGGCTTCACCGCGCTCTGCCCCGGGGCCGGGACCTCCGCAACGACTGAGACGGCCGGCCGGGGCGGCGCATCGTGTGCAGTGAGACGGGGCGCCCCCGACATCGCGCATGCTTCACCCGTCGTCTCCTTGCCGTGGACCCGGAGGGTACCGTTCGCACGCACCAGGACGTCCATCCCGCAGCGTCCACATCGGGCCCTGATCTTCTTTTCCACGATCTCTCCTCTACACTCGATGGAGAGACGGGCCCCATTCACCGGGGCCCGTCTCACTTGCTGTGGGTGGTCAGCGGCCCTCGGACCAGTCGTGGATGCGCACGATGTGCCGTGCGAACAGGGTGGCCTCGCTGGCGATGATCACCCCGTCAGTGTTGCCGGACATGATCTGCTGGCCCATCTCCTGTCGAGTCACGCTCGGGAAGACGTGCCGGCTGCCGTCGATCATGTGAATGACGCAGCCCGCCATTAGTCATTCTCCTTCTTCTCGTTGATCTCCTTGATGGCGTCGCACACGCCCTGAACGGAGTTGTCCGTCTCGATGGAGTGGTTTCCGTCGGTCACCGTGGTGTTCCCGTTGCCGGCGTCTGTCACGATGATCCAATCCTTGAACTTGCCCATGATCAGTTCTCCTTGTTCTCGCCTATGCGGGGCGGGTGGTTCAGCGTCGAACGCCCGGGATGAGGCTCTGGATGATCCGGCTTGCCTTTGCGTAGTCGTCGAGACTCGGTCCGGTGTCCTCGTTCGACGTACCGGGCTCCGGTGCGCTGGCCTCCGTCGGGGCGGCTTCGTGCTCGTCGTGCAGGGTGCGGATGTAAGCCAGTGCATCCCTCTTGGTGGGTTCCTCGCTGTCTGCGAAGTATCGTCCGGGCGCAGTCACCATCCAGCGGGGGCCGGCGGGGAGGCCGGTCTCGCGGGGGTTGTCTGCCGGACAGTTGTCGACGTGGTAGGTGCCGTGGTTCGTGTCGACCTCATAACGGCCGGGACCGATGCGCCGGGAACGGACCTTCATCTCTCCTCCTACGGCCTGTCTCATCAGCGCGGGTAGGCCAGTCCCCGCGGACGCCCCGGAGTGGGGCGCCCCTTGCGATGTGTCCACAGTAGACGGGATAACACAGTCGTGTCAACAGGAAGACACGACTGTGTTATCGATCAGTTGGCGTGCCGGTCGAAAATCCGCGACGCTAGGTACACCGACAGGAAGTCGGACACGTCGCCCCGGGTCATGCCGGCCGGATCCTGGTTCATCCGCCGCATCGCTGCCACCTGCTTGTCCGACGGCGGACTCTTCCGCCACCGAGCCGACTTCCGGGAGGAGAACGCCCCGTACTCATCCGCCACGGCCTCGCCCCACGCCATCGCCATGCCCAGGTCGAGCCCCGTGTGGCCGGTCCTCTTCCATTTCTTGTCGGGCACGGCCACGCAGACGTCCCACAGGCCGTCATGCTCCTTCGAGGGCCACAGGAACACCTTCGAGCCGGCGTCGATGAATAGGACGCCCTTCCGGGTCTGAAGCCAGACCGACTCCGAGCCGGCGAACATGTCGACGTCCCGGTTGCGCAGCTTGAACTTTCCGGCCCCGGCCGATCCGGGGACCGTCTGCTCGGCCTCGCGCTCCTCGCGCTCGGCCGCTTCCGCGAGTGTTTCGTCCTCGCGCACTTCCTGGACGGATCCCGGTTCCAGGTCCACGAGGGTGCGCAACTTGAGCGCCGATGCTCCGACCAGATCGAGAACCAGGGCGTCCGTCTTGCCGGGCCACGTCCGCAGCACGCGCCCGACCATCTGCACGTACAACGGCTGTGACTGGGTCGGCCGGGCGATGACGGCGCACGACGCCCACGGGGCATCGAACCCCTCCGTCAACACCATGCAATTCGAGAGCACCTGGACCGCCCCGGACCGGAAGTCCGCGAAGATCTGCTGCCGCTCCTGACGGGGCGTCTCCCCGCTGATGACCGCCGTTCTCACCCCGGCGGCGTTCAGCTCCTCAGCGGCTGCGTGAGCCGTCTCCACGGTCGGCGTGAAGACGACGCCCGGCCGGTCCCTGGCGTGCTCGGTGTACGCCGTGGCGATGACCCGGTCCGCGTGGGAGTCCATCATCGCCCGGCCGAGGTCGCCGGCCTGGTAGTCACCCCTGGACTTCTTCACGTCCGCCATGTCGAGCCCGGACACGTCGACCCGGACCGCCTTGACGTCGCAGAGGTAGCCGTTCCCGATCATCCACAGGGGCGATCGGGAGAACACGACCTCTTCCCAGACGTCCCCGAGCCCGACCCCGTCCCCCCGAGCGAGCGTCGCCGTCACACCGAGCCGGAGCGCGTCGGGGAACGACCCGTAGATCTTCCGGTACGACTCCGCCGCAGCATGGTGGCATTCGTCGGTGATGATGAGCCCGAACGGGCGCTGATCATCGTTGCCCATGCTCTCGTACAACTGAAGACGCCGGCGCTCACTGGCCAGTGTCTGCACGGAAGCGACCACGACATCGGCGTCCACTTCATTGGATGCCGCCTTGACCTTGCCGACGTCCGCGTTGGGCAGCACGGCCTTGATCTTGGCGATCGCCTGATCAGCGAGTTCGTCGCGGTGCACCAGCACGATGACCCGGGCGCCGAGCCCGATCGGCCCCGCGCACTCCTGGTTCAGGCGCCACCGCTTGATCAGTTCCGAGAACACCACGGTCTTGCCGGCGCCGGTCGGGAGCACGATGGCCGGGGCCTTCATCCCGTCGGCCCACGCCTTGAACACCGCGTCGATCGCCTCGGTCTGGTAGTCGCGCAGCTTGAGCCCGCTCACTTCTTCACGCCCCGGTCGATCAGGTCGGCCGCCGCGTTGCAGTCGCCCATATGGTCGTCGGTCAGGTCCCGCAGGGCCACGCTGTTGCGGATCTCCTCCGCCGCGTCATGCCGCTCGGCGTCCAGGGCCGCTCGAACCAGCTCTTCAGCGGTGGCGTGCGAATAGCCGACCAAGGCCAGGGCCGGTGCCAGGAACGACCGGGGGTCCCGTGCCTCGCTCATCACTGGTCCTCCGCCATCAGTTCGTTGGCTGACCGGACTACGCGCATCCACGAATCGGCCTGATCGCGCAGTTCCTTGACCCGGCGCTGATGGGCGAGCTGCCGGCCGGAGTTCCCGATCAGGCTCGGAGTCTGCCTCTGTGCCGCCAGGGCCTTTTCCAGCCGGACCCTCGATGCTGCGGCCTGCTTCTCCAGTTCCGCCACCACGAGCTTGTTCACGACTCACCCCGGGCGATCTTGCAGATGGAGCACTGGCAGTTGGGCTCGTGTGCCTGGTTCATGATCAGATCTCCTCCGTGTCGTTGAGGTCCATCACCGTCTTGGTGCCGGTCTCGCGCCACCGTCTGCACCGCAGGGTGTTGGCCGACCGACACTCGTCGCACCGGCACCCCCAGTAGGAGTAGGCCGTCACCGAGCCATGCTCCTTGATGAGCGACGGATCCTGCCGTGCGCGTTCGGCACGCGCCGAACGCGTCGCCAGTTGCTCGCGCTGCCGGTCCCGGTTGCCCCGGGTGCAGGTCTCGCACCGGCACAGCCAGTACGAGTAGGCGACGGCCGAGCCGTGCTCCTTGATGAGCGACGGGTCCCTGCGGGCCCTCTCCCGGCGCTCCCGCGCCTTGAGGCCCGCCATCACAGACCCGCCCGTACGAGCGCCTTGTAGGCGTCCCCGAGGCCCTTGAGGAGGTCGGGGTCGAGCGTCGTCAGCATGCGCACCTGAACGAGCCGGGACGCCGAGTCGGCCCCGGGCTTGGTGTGCGGGATCTCCTCGCCGTCGATGAACTCCCACGGCTGGATGTCGCCCCGGGCCACCAGGCGCGCTACGGCGATCGTGGTGGCGTGCGAGGAGACGCGCCGCTCGTGGTCCGGGACGCCCACCATGTCGTACATGCGCTTCATCAGCAGGATGAAGCGGCTGAAGGAGATGTCCATCTCGTCGGCTGCCTGGGACCGGTTGTACCCCTTGGCCAGAAGCACGCCGGCCTGAAGTACCTCCCGGTCGGTGATTTCGTCCAGCCGGGGCACGCGCCGCCGGTCCGCCGTCTTCACAACTCTCATGATTGACCTCTCGTGTTGGTTGGACAACACGACTGTACGGTCCTCCTTTCTTTGCGTCAACAGTGGACATACCCTGGGGACATGACAGACACCAAGCTGATCAAGCGAGAAGACGCCGCCCGACTGGCCGGCGTGACGACGCGGACGCTCAAGAGGTGGGAGAAAGCGGGCGTGCTCACCCCGCACAGGGACCCGGACAGCGGACGCCTCTATTACGAGGAGTCACAGATCGCTGGCATCGCCTCGGACACAACGGCCCGGCGCGGAGGGGACAAAACAGGACACTGAAAGAGGGTGAGACAGGTGTGACACGTAATCCGGTTAACCGCTGTATAGTCTCTCTCACGTAAGGTTTCCGAACTTGCTGTCACACCTGTCTCACCCTCTTTCAGTGTCCTGTTTTGTCCCCTCCGCGCCGGGCCGTTGTGTCCGAG